AAAAAAGTCTGGACCCCTGACCTCATCAGAACAACAGTTCATAAATTTAAATAGGGATAAGTCACCAGAATGGCTTGCTGAAGAATTGGGGCGGAATCCAGAGACAATCGCTAAGATTCTACGTGAGTTTAATACTTATGGTGAAAAGTCTGAAATTCTTAATTTGGAGAAAAGAGAGGATTGGAAATTAATTAAAGAACAGTTCTCAGAACCAGAACTTAATTTGTTTAGAGAAAGATGGGCGGGTCTAGTTGCTCAATTCAGAGAAGAACTTCAATATAGTGAAGCAATGACCTTGATTAATGCTATCAAACAAGATATTTTAGCTAATCGTATTCTGTCTGATGAAAGAAGAATTGTATTAGAAGTGGAAAGACTAGAAAAAGAAAGACAGGATGAATTAGAACAAGACCCACCAGACAACGACAGAATTAAATCATTAGAGTTCACCATAAGTTCATATTGTGCAGCACAAGCGGCTAATAATAAAGCTTATATTGAAAGCGTTGATAAGCTAGAGAAGAGCGTTAAGCTTATGCGGGGTACGAGAGAACAAAGAATGGCTAAGGTAGAAGAGTCAAAACAGAAGTTCTCAAGTTTTATGCGTCAAATTATTGAAGATACTAATTTAAAACATGAATTAGGAGCTTATATGTCTAAAATGCAGGCCGCAATGGCTGTAGAATTACAAAGGCTTGGTAAACCCCATTTATATGCTAATTCTGAAATAGATAGACCGTTTCTCTCGGTAGACACATTAGATATAGAAGAATTAGAATAGGATAAATAAATATGACTGTATTATTGACGGGTGTGGGCGGTCAAGCAGGAAGATGGCTTACAGACATTCTTTTGTCTAAAGGATTTGAAGTAGTCGGTACTGTAAGGAGGTCTTCTCAACCAAGAGACTACCTTAATGATTATATCAAAAGAGGGTTAAAGGTTGTAGAGGCTGATAATACAGATTATAGCTCAATGGATAGATTAATTAGGGAACTAAAACCTTCTCATCTATTTAATTTAGCTGCCCAATCTCATGTAAAATCGAGTTTTGACCAACCAATATATACTTGGCAATGTGACGCCGAATCGGTTCTTAATCTTTTAGAGATTATAAGGAATAGTTCTCCGTCAACCAAACTTATACAGGCTAGTAGTAGTGAGATGTTTGGAAAGTCTGTAAGTAGAAGAATGCAACCAGATTTAAGTGGGATAGAATATTATCAAGATGAAGAAACTCTGTTAGTCCCACAGTCTCCATATTCAATCGCCAAACTAGCCGCTCATCACGCAGTAAGATTATATAGAGAATCGTATGGATTATTTGCATCTTCTTGTATTATGTTTAATTATGAGAGCGAACTCCGTTCTTTAACATTTGTTACACGTAAAATTACAAATTATGTGTCTAGACTTAAACTAGCTAAAGAAGTGGGTAAGGAAATTGAGCCACTTATACTTGGAAATTTAGAAGCGAAAAGAGATTGGTCACACGCTCATGATACAATGACTGGTATGTTTAAGTTAGGGTTTGCTGACAAACCTATGGACGTTGTGATAGGGTCTGGAGAAACTCATTCTGTTAGAGAATTTGCACAATTAGCTTTTGAGTATATTGGAGAACATTATCTTCAATACGTTCAGATAAGTAAGGAATTCATGAGGCCAGCAGAGGTTGACTATTTATGTTCTGACCCTTCAAAAGCAAAAAAAGAATTGGGATGGGAGTCTACCATTTCATTCTCTGGATTAATTAAAAGAATGATAGATAATGATATTGAGAGAACAAATAAGAAATATACAATGTATGGTGATATATGATTAGAAAACCTATTCGTACTAATCCTAGAGCAAGTGATGCTTACAAAGAAATGTGTAGGATAGTAAGAAAACGGGATGGAAATAAGTGTCAGATTCCGGGATGCAATAAAACTACATCACTTCAGGTTCATCATATTAAAACATACAGTTCAAATGGACATGGACGCCTTAATCCAGAAAACTGCGTAACAGTTTGTAGGTATCACCATGAGAACATGCTTACAGGTCACGAAATGGAATATGCTAGCTTACTTATCAAGATTGTAGGAGAAAATACAAACAAGCAAAACAAGAAGAAGAAAAAATGATTATCATTAAAGATACTAGAGAAAAAGAAAATTTTGGATGGGACTTTCCATGCGAAGTAAAAGTTAGAAAATTAGATACTGGTGACTATACCTTAGAGGGTTTGGAAAGCTATATTATCATAGAACGCAAATGTACACCTACAGAAATAGGTATGAATTTAGGCGTTGATATTAAGAGATTTGAGAGAGAACTTGTTCGTTTAAAAGATTTTACATTAGCTTATTTAGTTTGTGAATTTTCTTTATCTTCACTTCTTGCTTTTCCGAAAGGATGTAGAATTCCAGCATCCAAACTATCTAAAATCAAGTTAACTGGTAAATTTTTAGTATCAGAACTTTCTTCTCTCTGTAAAAAGTATGAAATCGAATTAATTTATACTAACGGAAGAGAGGATGCTATCTCAAAAGTATGGGATATTTTTCAACTAATACAAGAATTAAAGGAATAAATATGAGCAAAAAATCACAAAGAAAACCCTTTGAAAATTTGGTGGGCAAAACATTTGGAAATTTAATTGTTTTAGAATATATAGGAGAAGACGGAAGAAAAAGACTTTGGAAATGTGTTTGTGGATGTGAAGCAAAACCTGAATTAATAGTTGCTCAAAATTGTTTGAAGGATGGTAGAACGGTTAGTTGTGGCTGCATTATTAGTCCCAAAAATAGAACTCATGGATTAACCGGCACTAAAGAATATAAGGCTTGGGACGCGATGAGGTCCAGATGCAATAATCAAAATGACATATCGTATAAAGATTATGGTGGGCGAGGAATCAAGGTTTGTGAAAGATGGGACAGTTCTTTTGAGAATTTTTTAGCTGATATTGGGTTTGCTCCAACTAAAAATCATTCTATTGACAGGATAGATGTTAATGGCAATTATGAACCAGAAAATTTAAGATGGGCCACTAGAAAAGAACAAGAAAACAATAAACGAAAGACTATTTATATAACATATGATAATCAAAGTCTCACAATATCCAGTTGGAGTGATAAAATTGGTATTGATTATATAGTTTTATGGAATAGATATAAAGACGGTTGGAGTCCTGAAGAGATTTTGACTAGACCTGTCAGTTATAGTCACAGAAAATCAACCTATAAACAGGTTACTATCAATGGAGAAACTCACACAATTCAAGAATGGGCAGATATTGTCGGTGTTAGTTATCACACAATGAAGAGAAGAATTAATACAACTGATGACCCAGTTAAACTATTAGCAAAATTAAACGAATTTAATATAATGAGGTAAAATGACAAGACAGTCACAGATTCAAACAGATAAACTATCTGAGATGTTAGAGGATGCTTGGATGGGATTGAAAGACGTAACAGCAGATGAATTATTTAACCCACTAGAAAATATTCCAGACGAAATGATGTCTCAACCACATTTATATATATTGTGGTTGTTCCAAAATCCAGACTTTTTCTCTCTTTTTGTTTGGCAGATATTCGGTATTAAATTATTTCCTTTTCAGTGTCTTATATTAAAAGAATTTTGGAATAGAAGATTTCCGATTTTAATAGGTTCTAGAGGATTAGGCAAAAGCTCTATTATCGCGATTTATGCTTTACTAAGGATGTTGTTTTTACCAGGAAGAAAGATTGTTATTACTGGTGCCGGTTTTCGTCAATCTAAGATTATTTTTGAATACTGTGAGAAAATTTGGTATAACAGTCCATTACTTAGAGATTTGGTTGGGAATGATGGCAGGAACGGACCCGCACACGGAACCGATATGTGGAGATTTGTAATTGGTGAAAGTTCTACTATCGCAATCCCAATTGGCAACGGAGAGCGTATTCGTGGCCAGCGTGCTCACGATATTGTTGTGGACGAATTTGCAGTAGGTAACAGCGAAATTTTTGAACATGTTATATCTGGTTTCGCGGCGGTTTCTTCAGACCCTCATGGCAATGCTCAAAGATTTGCCAAGGATTCATTAGCACGAGACTTAGGAATTAAACTAGATAGTGACTATACAGAATTATATCAAGCCAATCAAATTTTGCTTGCTGGAACAGCATATTATGAATTTAATCACTTTTTTAAATATTGGAAACGTAATCAACAAATAATTTATAGTAGGGGAGACAAAAAGAAACTTGCTGACGCTGGGATAAACGATGATGGATTAGACTGGAGAGATTATTCCGTAATTCGCTTGCCTCACACCCTTTTGCCTTGTGGATTCATGGAAGACGCTATCGTCTCTCGTGCAAAGTCTAGTATGAATTCATCCCTTTTTTTTATGGAATATGAAAGTTGTTTTTCTTCTGATTCTAATGGCTTTTTTAAGAGAGCCTTGCTCGAAAAATGTGTTGATGAACACTCTATTAGTCTAGTTGGTTCTCCAAACAAAAAATATGTTATTGGAATCGACCCCGCCTCAGAAAACGATAATTTCTGCATTACAATAGTAGAGGTGGAGAAGAATATCCGTCGTATTGTGTATTGTTGGACAGCTACTAAGAAGACGTATAAAGAAGAACTTAAGGCTGGAACTGCAAAAGAGAATGATTTCTATGACTATGCATGTCGGAAGATTTTGAATCTTGTGAATTCATTCAACGTAATAGGAATAGCAATCGACTCTGAGGGCGGTGGACGTGCTGTAGCTGATAGATTACATAATCCTAGTATTATCAATGCGGATAAAGGGGAAGTACCACTGTGGCCATTTGTGGACCCTGAGAAACCAGAAGAATATGATATTGAACCGGGACTTCATATTATTGAACTTGTAAAATTCGCCAACGCAGATTGGGTGAGTTCTGCTAATCATGATATGAGACTTGAGTTTGAAACCCGTCAATTACTATTCCCTAAATTTGATGGGCTTACTTTCGCTGAAATTGATTTGTCAACAGAGACTGGTATTGGTCAGTGTGATATTACTGAGGAAGCTGTCATGGAAATAGAAGAGATGAAGAACGAGCTTAGTTCGATTGTAATGACTCAAACCCCTAGTGGTAGAGATAGATGGGACACACCAGACATTAAGTTGCCGGGAGCTAAAAAGGGAAGAATGAGAAAAGATAGATATTCTTCTATTCTTCTTTCCTCTTATATGGGTAGAAAACTTGCACAGGAAAAGGCAAAGATAGATTACTCTACGGGTTATGGTGGGGCTGTTAAAGAAATAAAACAAGAGAATATAGAAAAAGTCCAGTTTATCGGAGCCGACGCAGAAGGGATGGCTTTAGCCCAAAAGTTGAATGACCTTTATTCGTAACCATAGTATCGTTTGATTTATAATCAATTTAATAATACTAATTTTTACCATTCGAGAGTTAACTTAAACTCACAGTAAACTGAGAACTATAGGGCTGTTTGCTCTTATTTCTCAGTTTTTTTGTGTTTAAGCGTATATTACTATAGAGATTGATTGCTAATGCATTGGTGGGTCTTAAGCTCCAACAACGCTTCTATAAATATCCTTGATTTAAATGAGAGGTTTCACCTCATGTCCACAGATGTTATCGTAACCCCAGAATTTGCAAAAGCTTACCAACTATATAGTAAGGAAATTTGCGAGTTGAATAGCAATGCTGTTATGCATTCCAACGCATATAACTATTCCAATGATACAAGTGATATCACATCAAGGAATCCATACCTTTCTTCTGATAGACAGTATAATAGAACTTTTGGTAATTCTTCTAGATTAAGTAGCTCCACTTATGAAATGGAATCACTTATCTGGGAATGTATGGATATTTATGATAATGAGGCTATTGTAAGTAATATAGTAGACTTAATGTCTGACTTCGCAACTCAAGGTGTTCGGATTACTGCTGCTGATAAAAGACAAGAAAAATTTGGTCAACAGTGGTTTAGTTTTGTTCAAGGTCCAGAACGCAGTGAAAGATTCCTTTCTACACTGTTCAGGTCTGGGACAGTTATTGCTAAAAGAACTGATGGTAAGGTTCCATTAAAAACTCAAAAGAAATGGAAAAGTACCGCTGCTGATAGTGGAGAGAATGCTCCTATAAATGAAAAGATTACAATAAAAGAATTTGATGCCGGTCGTGCAATAATGCCATTAAAATGGACTTTTTATACTCCTCTTGATGTTGTTATGGTCGGTGGAGAGATTGCTAACTTTGTAGGCAAGCCGATTTTTGGCTTGAAAATCAACACTCAACTAAGAATGGAAATCAATCAATTAGCCAGATTAAACCCAACTCAAAAACAATATCAAGAATTCAGAGAATTAATCCCAGACTATGTATTTGATGCTATTAATAATAATTCTTTATTCTTCCCATTAGACCAATCTAAAGTTTATGCTTACTACTATAAAAAAGATGATAACCAGCTATATGGCAAACCATTAATTCGTCCAATTATTAAAGATATACGCCATCTTAATAAGTTGAAAGCTGCCGACTCTGCCGCTCTTAATGGTGTAATCTCTTCAATTCGTCTATGGACTATGGGTTCTTTAGAAAAAGGAATTGTTCCTAGTAAGGGGGCGTTGGATAAACTCCGCAGTGTAATCGCTGAGTGTCTTTCTGGCGGTGCTGCCGACTTGGTTTGGGGTCCAGACCTTAAATTCCAAGAATCATCTACTAATGCTCACCAGTTCTTAGGTTCTGAAAAATATAAGGTTTGTCTCGCAGCTATTAATGCTGGTCTAGGTATTCCAGATTCTATGTCTGGTTCTTCTAAATCTAATACTACAGACTTTATGGGTCTCCGTACTCTTGTTGAAAGACTTGAATATGGAAGAATGGTATTAGTCACCTTCCTTAAAGAACAACTTGCATTAGTTCAAAAAGCAATGGGATTTACTAAAGAATTTGAAGTAGAATTTGATGAAATGGTTTTGTCAGATGAAGCTGCTCAAAAAGCCCTTTATATTCAACTATATGACCGTGGTATTATTTCTATGGAGACATTACGTTATAGTTTTAATATTGACCACTCTGATATTGAAAATGCTAAGATTGCTCGTGAAGACCGTAAACGTGGTAAGTCATTACCTCATAGAGCTAGTCCATACCATAATCCAGAGAAAGAACACGACTTAATGAAGTTGGCCGTTCAAAAGGGTGGTGTTACACCTTCACAAGTTGGATTGAATTTCCCTCAAAAGAAAAAAGATGAAGAAACATTTAATGATAGTGGTGAGACTCCTACTCAGAAAATGTTAGGAGAACAAAAGAAAAAGATGATGGGGTCTCCAATGACCGGACGCCCGCAAAATGCTAAAGATAAAGTCATCCGTAAAAAGAGAAGAGTACTCCCAAAGGGGGCTTCCGCTAAGTTCTCTGATTTATTCCTCTTTGCTGAATCTGCCCAACAAAAGGTAGAAGAAATAGTTAATCCTGTATTTATAGCAATAGCTAATAAGAAAAATGTTAGAAGCCTTTCAACAGAGGAAACTGTAGCTTTAGAAGCTCTTAAGATTAGAATTTTGACTAACATCGAACCATATTCTGAGGTTTCGGCCCAACTTATTCATTCTATTTCTTCCTCTCTTTCTCCATTAGATGATGATATGTATAGAAAATTTAAGACTTTGGAGTCATCTCTAATCAAAGAATATGGAAGAGATTTAACAGTTGCTGAACAGAGAAGTTTACTTTGCAGGGCTTACGCGATTATATTTTCTGACAATTTTCAAAAAGATTAATTAATTTTCTTTCTCATTTTACACAATTTCTAAAAAAAGGCGTATATTACTATGAGAGGTAATAAGTTATGCAAATCTATGATACAGAAATACAAGATGGATTAGGCGATGCTTTAGCCAATCATTCGCTTGCTTATACTCTTGATATTAGCAAGGCAACTCCAGAAGTAGAGACTAACGTCGCTAAATGGATTGCAACAGCGGGTTTAACACAACCTGACCTATTTTACATGGATTCTATTCTAGTAACTTTGGGTTGGAATCTTAATGATGATATCTTTCTAAAAGAAGAAGTATTTCCAGCTAGGAATACGCCAGTTGATAAACCCTTTAATAAGATGCATAATCAGGAAGATATAATTGGTCATATGACCTCTTCTCGTCTTCTTAATTCTGACTTCAAGATTGTCGATGGAACTGATTTTGAGCATATCGCTGTTAGCAGCGTGATTTATACAGCTTGGAGAGATGATAAGAAGAAAGAGGAAATCAATACTCTGATTTCCCAAATCATGGATGGTAAGTGGAAAGTGTCGATGGAATGCCTATTCGATAAATTTGATTACGGCATTATTACACCAGAGGGCAAACAAATGGTTATTGCCCGTACACCAGAAACCTCTCATCTTACTAAACATCTTCGGGCATATAAGGGAACAGGAACTTATCAAGGTAATCGTATAGGTAGAGTTCTTAGGAATATAACATATTGTGGGAAGGGGTTAGTAGACCAACCCGGTAATCCATATAGCGTAATCTTTAACGCAAACAAAAAGTTTTTCGGGGCTTCGGCCTCACTGAAGGAGTTAAGAATGAATGAAAAAGAATTAGAGCTTGCTCAAGCGGCTTTAGCCACAGCCAAAGCAGAACTTGAGTCTGTTAGAGCCGAAGTTCAAAAGGTTGCTGAGGCTAAATTGCAAGCCGCTATTGCTGAACGAGATGAAGTTATTAAGACTAAAGATGTAGCGATTGCTTCATTACAGGCTGATTTGGCTAAAGCTAGTGAATCGGTTGCTAAAGTAACAGCAAGTCTTGAAGTAGCAGAAGCCGCCAAGATTGAAGCCCTTACTGGTTTTGAGGCTGCTAAAGCAGAATTAGACAAGATTAAGTCTGAGGCTGTATTGGCTGCTCGCAAGACCGCTCTTGCTGGTGTTGTTGCGGCTGAGCGAGTTGAATCACTCTTAGGTAAATTTGCGAAAGCAAGCGACGAACAGTTTGCCGAACTGATTTCTACTCTATCTGAATTTAAGCCTTTTGAAAAAAAGGACGACAAGAAAGAAGATAAGGAAAAGGAAGATGCAGAAGCTGCCAAGGAATGTAAAGAAAAGACAACGGCTAATCTGAAAGAGGCAGAAGTGGATGCCGATATCCCTATGACCTCAACCGCTGCCAAGACAGATGACCAAATGACTGCTGTAGCGGCGTATCTCAATGAACAATTTTCAAAAAATGTTAATTTAAAGGGGAGCAAATAATATGGCACTTAAGCCCGACCGTAGAGAAATTGATAGCGAAATTGGTTTTTTCATGAACCATACCGCTGAACGTGGTGGAGTTGCTTGTTTGGTTACTACAGGTTCTGGTGGTGCTATGGATAATGCCAACGCCGCTGTTGGATATGCTGCAACCAGTTCAGGTAAGGTTCCGATTGGTTATTTAACTTGCGATGTAGTCGATGTAGACCTTTCTCTATATCACCTCAATCGTTACAAAGACCAAGTACAAAAGGGTGGTAAGGTTAAACTTATTACTCAGGGTGTAGTTGTTACAAATATGTTGAAGTCAGGCGATACTTTCGCTGTTGGTGACGCTGTTTATTTAAATGAAGACGGGCGTGTTACCCGTACAAATACAGGAGCTATCGCATCTCCCAAGGTTGGGACAGTCCTTGCTCACAAGGACGCAGATGGTTACGCTAAAATTATGTTCAGCCTCTACAAGTAGGAGATTTATAAATGCAGTTAAAAACTATTCCTCAGTTCGATGCTCTTTTAAGAGATTGTGCAAATCCTAATCGGGCTGTTTCGTTGGCGGCTCAAGATAATTTTGCACTAGCTATTCAGGGCACTCTTCGTCAAGGTCTTTTAGTTGGCGATGTGGTTAGAGATATCTATACCCAATTTAATTTGGGAACTAACGAATATCAGGAATTTCCTCTTGATATGTTGGCTCCGGGAGAAGAAGACGAATATATCGCCTATACTCAACCCGGTACTGGTAAGATTCCTGAACGTCACATCGAAGGTGACTATGTACGGATTCCTTACTACAGACTTGGTAATTCAATCGACTGGGATTTGAAGTTTGCTCAACAGGCTAACTATCCAGTTATGAACAGA